TTAACCTGGGCTTCGTAGCTTGATAACTGCTCTTCCTGATCGGTCGATACCCGGCAGTATGCGGCCACTCGTATTTTCTTTAATTCCAGATTTTCCGCAAGGCTTGTCCGGTTCGCCTTTGCTGGTATAACGGTAATGTTTTTTGCCATTTTTCATAACCTCCTCGACCACGGTTTTGGTTTGTATATTCATTCTGCCAATTACATCATCTTCAATCGCTGTACCCTGGCAGGCGTTTTTCCCATTTTTAACGTAAGTGCTGCATTGCCATACAACTTTTTTGCAGTAATGTTTGCTGTTCCAAATTCGCCGGCGCAAAGGCGCACCACACTTACTGCACAGCAGCATCCCCGTCAGCGGATAGCGATTTTGGTACTTATTTTTTGTTTCCTCTACATTGCCCTTAGCCTTGGCGCGCAAAACAATCAGTCTTTGCGCTTCATCCCAGACTTCTCTGCTTACAATTGGCGGATGATTATTCTCGATATAATAACTGTCGATTTCACCGCGATTGACGCACTTCTTTTTGCTTATATGATCCTTGCTGTAAGTCTTTTGCAGTTTGACGTCGCCTTTGTACTTTTCATTTTTGAGCATGCCCAGCACCGTATCCGAGTGCCATTTGCCCCCGGCTACAGTGCCAACCCCCTCAGCGTTCAATGCTTTTGCAATAACAAAGCTTCCCTTGCCGCCTACATAGTCGCGGAAGATCCGCCGCACAATTTCAGCTTGGTCCGGATTAATCACCAAGTCTCCCTGCTGATTTTTGTCATACCCCAAAAAGCGAGTGGTATTAATGACAACTTTGCCCTCTTCAAACTTTCGCCGATAACGCCACTTTAAATTTTCGCTTGCGCTTTTGCTTTCTTCCTGGGCAAAAGAAGAAAGGACAGTAAGCATTACCTCACCGTCCCCGCTGGTACTGGATATATTTTCTTTCTCGAAAAACACCTCAACGTCCAGTTCCTTCAATTCTCTCACCATTTCTAGTACGATGGTCGTATTTCTGGCAAAACGCGAGATGGATTTCGTAAGAATTAAATCGATTTCTCCGGCCCTTGCCAAAGCCAGCATCTTCTGAAACTCTGGCCGCTCATCTTTGGTGCCGGTTATTCCTTGGTCAGCAAAGACGCCAACATACTCATATTCCGGATTAGCTTCGATCAAATTACGGTAGTAGGTAGTTTGGTTATCCAAGGATTCCCCTTGGGCTTCGCTGGCAGAAGATACCCTGGCATAAGCGCAGACCCTTTTGCATTGGGGCGTCATCACGCTCACTGGTTCAATGATTCTGACCTTCATATGGCTTCTCCTCTCTATCAAATTCCAGTACTATACATCACTCTGAAGCACCGTAAAGTCAAGTTAATAGAGCCGTCAAAACCGCCATACGTGCTTGACCTCCCAACCGGAGGCCTTTATTTTTCCCTTCGCCAAATCCTCCGGCACCAGATGCACTTCCGCCGCCAAGGCTTTATTAGGAGCATAGTTTCGCTGCACTCCAACCGGAATATAGGCATCATCGCGGTGGCTTCCCACCCCTGTAGAAAGTTCCCAAGCTTTGTCCAGATTAATTTTCAGTACATCCACCTTGTACTCGTTATCGTTTTTGACCACCGCCGTCCGGTCAGTCTTTTCCAGTGCCGCAGGCGGCAAGGTCGCATCCAGCTTATTGATTCTCTCCGCCACCTGCTCAGCCGCAACCTCTAGCGATGGCGCGCTTACGGTAAAACTGGCAACAGGCGGCTTAGCTTTCAGTTCATCATACGCCGCCTGCAGTTCCTTAGCGTTCATCTGTGAGATATGAAGGGCTTTGCCAAGTTCCTGCGATTGCTCCAGCTGTTCCTGCTGCAGCACCACTGCCTGTCGGTACTGTTCCTCTGCTTTTTGGGTACGCTGCCAAAACCAGAAAAGCATCGTGCTTATTAATAGGAAGCAAACAATCAGCCACTTGTTTTGCTTAAAGGCAGTTATCCACGTTTGGAACACCTGGATCATACCTCATCCCTCCATCGCTACAAAATAATCGGTCACTCCCCGCGCAATCGCTCTCGCATATCGGTCCTGCCAAGCAGCATCCGCTAGTAGTTCCGCTTCCTCTTCGTTAGAAATAAAGGCCATTTCCGCCAAACAAGCCGGCGCATCAGTATGGACCAATACATAAAAGCGAGACTCTTTATCGGGATCACCATCCGAGTAATCCGTCCTTCCTGCTCGATCTGGAAATTCGGCGGCAATCTGCCTATAAAGGCAGGTCGCAAGCGCGTCTCCCAGAGTATCCCCTGGCGAAGTCCAAACCTCATAGCCTCGCGCACTCGAGTTTTCAGCGCTATTGCAATGAAGAGAAATAAAAATATCGGCAACCCATTCATTTGCTAGAGCTGTCCGATAGCTTAGATCGTCTGTATCTGCTTGTTCCCAGTCGGTCCGAGTCAGTTTCACCTCATACCCTACATTAGATAGGTAGTTTTCTACCAGCCGCGAAATCATCAGCGCGACATCCGCTTCCTGCAAGCCCGTCGTTCTATTTACCGCACCGGGATCAATGTTTCGGCCTGCGTGGCCAGGGTCGATTACAATACGCATAAAATCCACCTCACTTCTTATCGTTCAAAGATTCCTTTTCACTTCTTAGCTGCACCAGCTTCTCCCGAATAAATGCGGGAATATACTCGCCATACCCCATGCGGTCCAAGTTCTCAACAATGCTCAAGCCCTCATTGCCCAGATACGCAAAGATCACCATAGACCTGCAGGTGCTGATGCCAAAAATACTAACATCGATCCAGTGGGCCATAATGACGATCAGCAGCATAACGACCTTGCGCTTTATCCCCTCAAAGCCTTTTTTGCTATCTAGCGTTGCCGTCTTCCATGCAGCGATCAATCCGGTCACATAATCAATCACAACAAAAACCAGAAGCGCCGTGATCAGCTTGTCGACACCACCGACAAGAAAGGAAAAAGCCGCGCCTATGGCTGAAAACAATGCCATAATGCGCAGCTCAATTTGTGTGTATTCAATCATTTCTCATCCCCCTCTCTATACCAAGCCATAGCTGCTCAGCGCCGCTTTTAGCGCTCGCACATCATCAGCTAGTTCCTCGCATTTATCCCGCAGCGTCTGCACCTCCGCCTGCGAATAAGCCGCGCTGATGGTCAGTCCGCCGATTTCATTGTCCGTATTGCCCAAGGTGACCGTGGTTTTCGCAACCGGAGCAGAGCCAAAAAAGCCAACGGCAGTGGGATTAACCGGCAGTTTCACGCCTACAGGATAAAAGGCGTCGCTGGCTGTATTTCGATACCCCAGCACCAGCCGGTTATAGGCTTTCGTCGTGCTGGCCGCAGCGGTCGTCAAAGATGCTGTATACACAGTAACCGCCGCATCGTTTGTTTCCGACAGATCCACATACGCCATCTGGTTGTCGCTGAGCGTCACGCCGCCCGCAGCCACGGTGTTTTGAATCAGCTGGCCGTCAGCGCGGACAAATAAAATCCGCAAGGTGCTGCTCCAGGTGAGCTGCCCGCTGGCCGAAGAATAATTGATAACCCCGTCACAATGGACAATGACGTTCTTAGTATAAGAAATAGCCCGGTCCAAGTCCGACAGCGGCGCTTCCATCGAGGATGCCGCAAAGATTGTCGTTCCATCTGCATAGGCCGTATGAAAGTTTGCCCCCATTTTATCTCCTCCTTATAACTGCAGCAAAGCCTGTCCATAGGCGTAGTACTCACCCTGGGACAACGTGAATTCAATATTGACCAGCGTCCCGGCAGTGCCTTCGGTGTAGGTGAAGGTAAAACTGCTGCCGCTTCCCGTATTGCCGCTGGCCGGCGCTATGCTGCCGTCGCCGCTGGCGATAGTTGCTGTAATGTTCCAGCCCAAGGAAGTGGTGATGGCGTTGCCGTACTGATCTTTCACACTGGCCACGATGCTCCAGGTAGTGCCGTTGTCGGTCGCGGTTGTGGCAATCGACGCCGGCACCGGCGCTGACCAGATCTGACCAATATCGGCTGCAGTAATGACCGTCTGTCCACCGCGCATCAGCAAGTAGCCGATCGGCAAATGACCACTGGGAAGCGCAGGCTTACTTTCGACTGTAGTGAACGCCGCCCCGGCGGTCTTAGTGACAATCAGAGAAGGCGAAAGGCTGAACAGGTCATAGCGAAACTGTCCCGCGCTCGGCGCTGAAATGTTGAACACCCCAGCCGCTTCGCCCATGGCGATGCCCATATTCATTTTGAACACACTGCCAACCGCCATAGTCACCGCCGGAACCATGTACTCTACGCCACCGAACCTTGCCCAGCCTGTAGTTACATAAACGCTCATCCTCGCAGTCTGAGGTATGGCTTTGATCAAACAACCAGCCAAGATGGCGTCGTTTGGCGTATCGGGCGTTGGCGTCGCGTTGCCGCTTACCGGCGTCGGTATGGCCCTGCCGAAACCCACTACTTCAATATAGCCTCGTATGCCGCCGCGATGGGCGATCCGCACCGCTTGTCCCGGCTTGGCCCACTCCGGCACAGTAGCCCAGTTCTGCGGAAAGCGGGCGATAACGAGTTCACTCGAGCCTTGTATCTTGCAGCGACAAACCCGCTCGGCCAACAGAACGTCCCACAGCACCGCATCCCGGCTTTCAGCGGCCTGTTTTGTTGCCTTGTCCGCCGCCCCGCGAATCAAGCGCTTGCCATAGGTCCTCATAGCACCCACCCCTCGACGCTGTCCATGTATTCGCCGCTTCCGCCATTGCCGGGAATGGTCATCCTCCTTGTCAGATTGGTCACAAACAGTTTAAGCGGAGCGCCAGTGTAGGGATGGGGAACTTGCAGAGTATCTCCGGCGTCATCCTGCAAATGGGCTGTTTTGGAGAATTTCACCCGCCGGCGCTGCGCCTGCAGAATCCAGAGTTCCCGCTGGGCCACCTGCTGCGCCTGACTGGCGTCATAAACCAGCGGATCATCAATGCGGGTTTCAATCACCGTCCCCCGCAGGTCGTTCTGTAGCTCCGTATCATTGGCGGACGCTTCGAAAGTCTGGTATGTCTGGCCGATCGGGCAGGCATGGATGGTAAAAGCATAGTTCCCTACAGCCGCAAGGCACTGGAGAGCGATATACAGTCCGGCATCCTTCATCCAGCTTCCCCGCTTGCTTTCCGCCGGTTCGCTGATCGTTCCCACGGCGGGCGGCTGACTTTTGCCCAGCACAAATAAAGCGATAGCCGCTACCAGCACCGGCATTAGGTTCGGCCCTTCGGAGGTCACCTCCACCCAGTGTCCAGCCGGGTCAACAGCCGATATCCACTGCTTCATCTGTCCGCCCATCTTAAAGCCGATAGACGACACATTCTGCGTGATCTCAAGTCTCGGCCGCGCCGCCCGTTTTTGATGGTCGTCGCTGTAATAAATTCGATGCACCTGCTTATGCTGGAAAAAGCCAAGCGTCCCCGATTCGCTGCCGATGCTCTCCTCAGCCGTTTCCACATCAAGAGGTGTTCGCCCCTCGCCGGTAACGGTGACCCGGTTCGTCAGATTGCTGTAACTGTCGTCCGGTGAAAACTCCAGCAAATTGGCCGCTGAACCGTAGATATGATTGATGGAGTTATTCTTGGCGATGCGCCGCGCCCGGACGGCATCGTCCGCCAGCGACACATCCATATAGTAGCCATACCGGTTGGTGATGCTCTCCACCGCCGCTTTGACGGTCGTGTCCAGCCATTGGTAGTACAGCACATTCTCGCCGCTCATGACGCTTAGATCCAAGTCTGTCTGCTCAATTCCCGCATAGTTCTGCAGAAGATTGCCGAGCGCAGCATCCGGCGTAATCCCGCTGTAATACACGCTGGCGACAATGCCCAAGTTCTCCCACAGCGTTCTCCGGTCCTCACACTCAACAGATATGACCGGATAGTTTCCACGTTTATATGACAGCTTGACTCCCGTCAGCACATACACGCTGGTTCCTTCCTGCCAGTAATCCACGCCATCGATTTTCTCGCCCCAACGCAAGGTAATTTTCTTTCCCTTTTTCAGATAGCGCGAAAGCAATGAGGCTTGATTGTGAGGATCGTACAGGTGCCCTTTGTCCAAGGAAAAAGTCAGTTTGCCCGGCTGTCCGTCAATGCTCCGTGTCTGCTCAATCGCCTGCCCGCGCACCAGTCCAGCGGACAAATCCAGCATTCCAGCTTCCTTGTCCCAATACAGCTGCTCTCCCGCGCTGCTATTCCAGCGGGTCCAAAACGCATACAGACCGCTGGTAGCCGGGTCAACCGAAAGTGCGGCCGAATAGTCACGACTGCCTTTTACCAGCGGAGCCGGAGCGCCAAAATTCCAAATCCCGCCGGAATACAGCGCGTCGATATACTGGGTTTGCTCAATTTTCCCGGCCACCGGAAAGGCAACCACGCCTGTGAACTGATTGATCGTATCGCGCACGCCCATAAATATCAATTCATTGCCAGCATCATAGGAAATAGCAGAACCGATGAATTCGCTGATGCCTGTAGGAAATACTCCCGGCGTAGTCGTGTTATTGATCAAGTTCCATGTTTCGGTCTGCGTGTCCAGCAAAGCCACGCCACCCTTGCAGGATGCCACGATATTACCGTTAGATGTCGCCGTAAGATTTCTAAACTGAGCATCCTGCGGACCACCGGAGATAATCCCGGACGGCAGATACCACTTGGCCGCGCCGCTCGCCAAATCAACCGATACGACACCCCAGTAGTTTGACTGCCCGTAGCTTGTTGTATAAAGCCACTGTCCCGCATAAAGCTTGCCGCCGACAATAACCGGATTGCCCGCACCGTAATAGGGGAAATTGGTCAGGCTGTCCTGATAGTAGTAGTGCCGGTACAAGCCCCCGCCGCTCAACAGAAAAACTCGGATGCTGCCGGCCCAGGAAATACCGCCAGTCAGACCTTTGGTGCAGTAGATCAGATACCCGTTTGCCTTATCAAGCACCATGCTGTCTGCCATGGTATCGATCGTATCCGGAATCGTTGCGCTGAAAATGTCGGTCGTAAACGTCGTAAAAACAGTGCATGACGGATTCGCCTGCGTATAATCGAGCGTCAGTATTTGGGCAGTGCAACTGTTGCCCGTTTTCATAAAGCCGAAGTACAGCGTGTTCGTGTCCGCATCAATTTGGACCCCGGTGAGATATTCCCAATGATACGTGCTGCTCCAGGGAACATTGGCTACATTTTGCGTAAGGCCGTAGTTGCTGTTGTCCTCCAGCGACAATATCTTCATGCTGTTGGCGGAGTCATCCAGCACCAGAATCTGCGCATCCTGAGCCAGCATGGCAAGAATAGAGCCGCTGCCATGACAATAAAAAACATGGTTTTCCCGGAAAAACTGCGGGATGGCCGGCACTGTGTTCCCATTCCAGAACCGGTCAATTGCCCAGGTGTCCACGTCGATTCTCACAATTCCATAAACGGCTTTGGTGCCAACATACGTGTTACCATACACCGCATAAAGCTTGCGCGTGGACGGATTGAAATGCAGGCATTTGATTGCCTGACTACCCTCATCCGTCCAGTACGGGCTGGACTTATCCATCACAAGCGAGGTTCTGACGGAATCATAGGCCAGCACGATTTCCGCGGCTAATTTCTGCACTGCGGCTGGCCGTCTGGCGATTTCCGAAGGCGCGGTGAAGCTAGTCAGGCTGACCGCCGCGCTCCAGGTTGCCCCATCATCGGCGCTTTTGCTGTAATACAGGTTATAGACGGCCGTGGTATCTGTATCCCCAGCGCTCATGTAAGTGAAAAACAGCCAGATGGTTCCGTCCGCCTGACGAAACAGGCAGGTATCGAGTTTCTTCCGGCTCGACAGCACGCCGGATATCGCAGGCTCCGCAGCCGTGCTCCAGCTGCCGCCCGGAACAGAAGCCGTTGTCTTATACAGCTTGCTGCCCGGCGTCCAGTATAGCGTCCCTAACACAGAAGCCGCGCCGCCGCTGAAAGCGGTTTTCTTCAGGCGCGTTCCGTCCACAGTCAAGGTCAGGATGTTTCCTGCCGTTCCCGCTGTCAGTGCGGTCAACGTGAGCGTTCTGTCATTTCTGGCCGCACTCGCCTTGGTGCTGGCAACGGTCCCGGTGCCGTAGCGCACCCCTGACCCGGTTCCTTCGTAAGTCCCCGCCGTAATCGCGCAACGCAAATTCTCAGCGCAGATCTCGCGTCCCAGCGTGTCGATCTTGACCTCATTGGCAACAGCCGGCGTGGATAATGTCGTGCGCCAGGTATAAGTCTTGTCGCCAATCACCACCATGTCGCCGTCCAGCGGCATCCCTTCGACAGTGATTGTGCCTGTGGCAAATCTGGCCGCTGTCACCGTGTACCAGAATTTCTGTCCTGTCCAATAGGTGCCGGCGGCGAAGGTGACGCTTGTCCCCTCGGTAATGGCTTGAGCCGACCCGGTCATGGTAATCTCGCTTGACCAGGCACCCTCGCCTTTTTTCCATTTAAATTTCGCCGTTGTTTGCGTGCCGTCCGCCGTAACCTCCATATAAATTGTGCTGTCATCGGTTCCGGTGTAGGTCCCGCTTCGCGTCACCGATATGGCGATATCCTGAATGTAGGTCACCAGATACCCGCTGCCGGTCCGGCAGATGGACGGCGAATAGATGGAGAGAGTCTGCGCCGCCTTGATGGTGTACTGAGAAACGCCGGAACCATCATAAGAAAAGGCCGCGACCTTCAGATTGTACTTTCCACTGCTATCCAGCAAGACATAGACCAGAGCCAGTTTGCCGTCCGCCATCTCCGTCAGCGACAAATCGTAGAACTTCCCGTTTCCGGTTGTTGAAAACAAATCCGCATAGTGAAACTCTACCCGCTGGGAATCGGTGTAGACCAGCTTGACCGACCTTGCCGAATAATTGATGGTATCAAATTCATCCTGCGTATAGACAGCGATCAACCGTCCGCTGGAATGAAGAACGCTCGTGGCACCTGTCTGGTCCAGGGTTTCCGCGTTCAGGCGTTGGCCGGCCAACGGCAGATCGTCGGCGAACTGCCCCGCTTTGATTTCCACGATGGGATAGCGGCTCGCGTTATCTTGAGCGGCCAAAAACGCGGCGCTTAACACATTGGCCATTACGTCACCACCTCGTCTAAGATAATCAGAGTCATAGCGACATTCAGCATGTATTCGTTATTTTTATCAAATAAAAGCGACCCGTCAAAAGCTGCGATTTTTACGTGATAGACCTTACCGCCGATGCCGCTTTCCCATACCACTACATTCCCCGCCTGGTACAGAGCATCCAGGGTTTCAAACAAAGCAACCGTCATGGACTTCCAGGTCAGCTTAATTTCCTTGCCGGCAAGAATGCTGCCCCAGTCAAAAACAGCAACGCCGCCGTAGGTGCTGACCACGGCGGTCGCTCTCGTCGCTCTCGGTTTTGTGCACTCAAGCGGAGTGTACTGTTCCGGCAAGGTGATGCCGCCGATGATCATGCCCTCGCCTCCTCATAGATAATTCGCTGCACCAGTTCGGTAATTTCGGATCTGAGCCGCCCGGCCAGCCGTGGATTGGTTTCACCGGCAACACTCACCGGCACGCTGATCTGATGATAAGTGTCTCCGCTTTCCATGAGCCGCTTAGTGTCCTGCGCATTGTAGACGTAACCACCGCGATTGAAGTTGATCAGTTCCGGTCCTTTTTCACCCACGAGCGCATATCCACCGGAATAATCGCCACCGGAAGCAAACCCAGGAATATTGTTATTACTAAAAAAGTTGCTGCCGAACAGCCCCATCATAAGCCTGGCGGCAAGCCACTTGGCAATCATGTCGTTAATCATCTTCAGCACGCTTTTGGCCAGATCTTGAAAGGCATCGCCAATGGACTTGGTGCCATTTAAGACATCCGAGAAGAAGGTGGAAAAGCCGCTATAAAGGCCGTCCGTAAACTCTGCCATATACGACATGGAGGTCCGGTGCGCTTCCTGCCAGATTTTATAATAGGAATCGATCATTTGCTGCCGCCCGGACAGATCCCGTTCCTGCATGGCTTCTTCTTTATTGAGCAGTTCCTGAAAACGCGCCAAGTCGCCATCTTCCCGCGCCCGGTCCAGCTCCTCCTGAAATTTAACGCGCTCATAGTGCAAGTCTTTAATTTTTTGGTTTTTCTCCGCTTCAATGGCGACCTGTTCGGCAGCCGCCTGGCGGCTAAAATCCACCATGCCGGTTTCTGTAATCGCGAACTGGATTCCATTGGCTTCCCACGCTTTGCGGAACTGCTCCTGCTGAGCAGCTGTGCCGGTGGAATACTCCAGGGCAAGATCTCTGTATTTTTTCCGCACTTCATCGATTTGCCGCACCGCGTCGGTTTTGATGTCAAACTTCTGCTTGTCAACGCCAGCCAGGCCAATCCCACCTAGCTTATCAGAAAGACTCCGGGCCAAATCAGCCGCCTGATCGGCAATCCGGTTGTTTTCCTTTTGCTCATCCAGCAAAATCTTTTTCTTTTTCGCAGCGTAGATTTCATTGAGCCGCAAGATATCCCGCTCATGATTTTCATTGGCTTCTTTGGATTCGTTTAAGGTTTCCAGTTCATCGGCGTACCAGGCCTCAAGGGCGTCCATTTGTGTGGCGGTAAGCTGCAGCCATTCTTTTTCAATCGCCTTGCTTGCCTGCTCCGCTTTTTTCTGCAGTTTCTCAAAATCTTTTGCCGCTTTGTCTGTTCCGCTGCCGCTCGCTGGCGAACTGGTGCTTGGTGCGGCATTCGTAAGTCCCGTGAATTTGGTGTTGGGCTTCGTCATTTGGGGAAGCAAGGCGGAGATATCCTTGCGGCTAAAGCCAAAGGTAAATTTGCTCGCCGACGCGCCAATTTTGTTGATTCCCTCAGTGACCTTGTTAAACCAGTTCCCCACCGAATCGGGAATGAACTGCGCAAAGAAGCTTTTCAGCGGGCTGAGTTTGTCTACAATCCAGTTGATGCCCTGCGCAACTACTTCTTTAATGCTGGCCCAAGCGCCATCAATGAAATCTACGATGCCGTTCCACACACTGGAGGTGGCTTCGCCCGCCGCGTTCCAGCCATCGCCAATGAACTGGGCCACCGCACTCAGCGCATTTTCAACAAGGTTGGTGATCCAGTTCCATGCTTCGGATATGGTCGCTACAATGCTGTTCCAGATGCCAACCGTAAAACCTACGATGGCATTCCATGCATCAGAAATAGCTGTAGTAACTACGGTCACAGCATTGTCTACGACATTGCTAATCGCGTTCCAGGCATCAGTAAAGATGTCCGTGACCGTACTCCACAAAGTGCTGAAAAGCTCGGACAGCGGCTCCCAGTTGGTCCAGATTTCGTAAGCCAGTAGACCTACCGCTGCTCCGGCTGCAATAAAGGGTAGTAAAGGAGCCAGTGCCGTCCAGGCCGCTATACCAAAAGCTACCATTGCCGGCACCGCCGCACCAAGTAAAGCCCCTGAAAGAACAAACACCGAAGCGATGACTTCCGGCGGGATCATGCCTTGCAACGCTTCTTTCAACCCGAGCGCCTTTACCGCCGCGGCAAATTGCGACAGCCAGTCCGCAACGCCCTGCAGCTTTTCCACTAGGTTTAGGTTTTTCGCAATGCTGTCGCCGATTTCCACCATGACCATGCTCACATTATCCTTGATGGTCGACATGAGTCCGGGGATGGTCTTGCTCATGGCTTCCATTCCGCCCTGGAATTTGGACTGCATGCCCATTAAAAGCGCGTTGATGCCGGTAGTGCTGTCAATCGCCCCTTGCTCTGCCATTTTCATGGCTGTGGGAATATCTTTTCCAATGGCGTCCGCTAGGAACTTCCATGCCGGCACTCCGGCTTCAGCCAGTTGCATCATCTCTTCGGCGGACACTTTCCCTTTGGCTTGCATCTGGCCGATGGCATTGGTTAAACGGCTGATGCCCTCCTGCCCAATTCCCAACATCGCCGCCGCGTCCCCAATAGCTGCCAGCATCGGAATGATGTCTTGCGACGCAAAGCCGAAGGCCAATAGTTTTTTCGATGCAGTTAAAAGCCCCGGCAGTTCAAAAGGAGTATCCGCCGCAAACGTGGCCAGCTCGGAGAGCATTTTTTCCGCTGCCTGTGCATCGCCAAGCAACGTGGTGAGTGCTTTTCGACTAGCATCCATGTCGCCTGCCAGTTTGATGCTGGCAATCCCGAAAGCGGCGAGAGCTGCCGTTGCGGCGGCTAGGCCGGTGGCAATGCTCTCCGACGCTGCCATCGCTTCCGAGCCTAGCCCTTTGCGGAGTGCGCGCTTGGTGCTCTCCCATTTTTTCAAAAAATCGCTGTTGTCCCCGCCGATAAAAATCGTCATCGAAGCGTTCCCGGCCATAGTCTCACCCCACTTTCGACAGCAAGTCTTTTATTGCCATCTTGGCTTCATCTTGCGTTACTTTTGGTTTTTCTTTCGGCTCCCGGCCAAGTAGCATATCCACCGTAACCGTTTTTTTCAGGTCGCGCGACGTGCAGGTGTTGATAATGGAAGCCACAAAACCCGCTGTCATTATCTGTTCCTGCCTGGTTCGCCAGTGATAGCCTTCCGCCAGCTCGTAAAACTCGCCGAAGGTTAGCCGTCCAAATTCCCATGGTTTTAATCCCAAAGGGCCGTAAGCCACCGGCGCGGCCTTTTCGATCCACTGGGCTACGGTGGTTACTCGTTTCCCTCGTCTGTCTCCTCTTGCGCGTCTTCTTCACCGGTTAGGCTCTCGCCCATAATCTTCGATGCCTTGATGGCTTCCCCGATCTTGCCGGCCAGTTCCCCGAAGCTGCCGCCGACTTCCATGTATTCTTGCATCATCAGGCCCACGCGCTGCAAAGTGATCCCTTTTTCCGCATGCTTGAGACCTCCCCACAGCAGAATGCGGATCGCCGAAAACCCCGCCGCCATGGGATTGCTCATCACATAGAGCAGGGATTTTCCTCCCATCAGCTCTTCCATCTCGGCGGCGGCGTTAATATCGTAGCGAAGGCGGCGCTCCTTGCCGCCAATCGTAATAAACACAGGTCCTGTCATCGTTCATTCCTCCATTTTCAAGAAAACAGGGTGCACAATCAAAACTGCACACCCCATCCGTTATGCCGCGGGTGCAACGCCCGGAGTTGTATTAGCCGAAACCGGAGACGCCGTCAAACCAGCGCAGGTCCCGTTGGCAATGGCAATGTTGAGAGTGCTGTCATTGGCCGCCGCTGATAAAGCAGTAAGCTCCACTTTTGTTCCGTAGCCGCCCACGCTGAATTTGGCGGTAATCGCGCTGTCTGCAGCCAAAGCTTCTTTGGCTTTTTGCGCTACTACGGTCGCCGAATCATTGAGCGCCACGGCTACGCTGAGGGCTTTCGGAGAACCAGTCATCCCTGCGGCAGTCACTGTGAAGGTGGCATTGCCGGCAGTCGTAATGGTGCCGACAACCTCAGCCGTTTCTACCTGTTTGGTTCCATTTACTTCTTCCGGCGCACCCGCTCCGGCCAAAGTGATTTTATATGTCGCCACGCCGTCATGCGGAGACTCTTCGCTCAAATCGGTAATGGCCGCATAGCCTTGAAATTTCGATCCGTCCTTGCGGACATACCGCACATGCACCAACTCGCGGTTGGCAAACACAGTGAGTAGCTTGGCACGGCCCGCATCAATGCTTAAGCCGGATGCGTCGGTCAGCATCACCGCATCGGCATCAATACTCCAGGACATCATGCCCGGTACGCTGGTTTTCCAGGCTCCCGACTGCTTATTCGATGCATCAATTTGCTCCGCCGTCAGGCTCAAGGTCGCGCCCCGCTGGCCGCCAATTACTGTCCAGATTGGGATTTCGGCTGTACCGGTATTTACTTTCAGCAGAAAATCCACGCCATCGCTTGGAATCAAAGGCATCTTTCATCACTCCTTAGTATCAATAATCGTAAACTTGAAGGTTACCGCCGCTTCACGGTGCGTTTCTAGTCGTTCCACCGAATGGCTGTCCACGCTTGAAAGAACAACCTGCCACGCATCAGTTAAAACCAGCGGCTCGTTTTGTATCGCCGAAATAGCCCGATCGCAAAGCTCCGCCACTTCCTTGTCCCCCTGGTACTCGCTGTAGACCTTAAGGGTAGCCATGACGTCCGCTCCGCACACCGTTTTTGTACTCCAGCTCTCTGCCGTCGTGTCAGTCAGCACCACATAGGGTGCTTTTTTCCCTGCCGGCACATAGTCATAAACCGGAGCGGCCATCTGGCCTTTTAGCCGCTCAAAGAGTGCCTTGTTGAGCGGTGACACAGGGGATCGCTTCACCGTCTCACCTCATTTCGCACCGCTGTCCGGATCTTTTCTTGGATGCCCGGCATCAGCTCACGGCGCGCCCGCTCGGCAAAGTGCTTGCCCTTCACACCCCGTTTGGTGCCATATTCCTGCAGCGGCGCGTGTGGGGATTTGGCTCTGACCATGCGGGAGATGCCGTACTTGCCCTTGCGGTTCACGATGCTTTTTCGAAGCAGGCCGCTTTTGACCGGAGCCAGCGAGCGCTCGCGCTTTCGAACTTCCTTAGCCCCCAGCTCGGTTTCCTTTTCAATGGCCTGGCTGACATTGGTAGAAATGAGATCCCCGAAGGAAACACATTGATCAATTCCGGTTACCCTAATTGCCGGCCGCATCGGCCACCACCTCCTGGCATTCCAGTCTTAAAAACGCATGCTTTTCTTCCATATCAATAGGCGGCCCGATCTGCTCAAAGATACGGTCGCCGTATTGAATCCGGTCCGACACCGCCACATCGCGGCGATAGCGAATAATGATGCGGTGTAAAATCTCAGGTGTTAGTTGCTCATATTGGTCTACCGTTTTGGCGGTCAACGCCATAAGCTTGGCCCAAACGGTGGCTCGCGTCATATAAATCGTTTCATAGCCGCCCTGATCGTCCGGCACCTGGGTTTCCTTCAGCAATATGCAGCGGCAGTTCAGTTCTCCTGGATTCATATCATCACCTACCAGAGATGCGCACGATATGGGGAAAGAAGAACATACACCACATTGGGAATATCCTCGCCCGCGCGCTGTTCATAAAAATGTCCTATTAGAATCAGCAAGGCTTGTTTAACGGGAGTTGGCGTTTCACTCGGCAGTGGTGCTTGCAGATAGTTTTCCGAGTGGGATATCGCCGCGGAAAGCAAGGCGGTGAGAAGGGAATTTTCCTCCTCACCGTCAATGCGCAGGTATTCCTTTATTTCCGTCAGTGTCAGCGGCTCAGCCATTGGTTGGTTCCATGAGGCCCGCGGCTTTTAGCTTGGCAAGAAGCAAATTGAAGTCCGTCACCAGCCCCGCTATGGTAGTCGCCGTACTGTCAGCCTGAAACGCGGCTGGTATAAAAAGGCCCACCACCTGCCCGCCTGCTACAATCTCCAAGGTGCCGCCAATTACGGTTCTCTCCCCGCCTTGCTCCGTATAGTTTTTGACGTTACTCATCGTTTCTCACCTACACTTTCATTTGCAGCACTTTGACGGCTTCGGCAAGAATCAACTTGCCGTCGACACGCTGAGTAGCCTTGAAGCCAACCTGCCCTGTTGCCGCATAGAGTTCGTTGAGCCGCTGGAAGGCTCTGCCCTGGCGGTCCGCCACCCAGTAGTAGCTGAAATCGCCAAAGGCGATAGTTTTTGCAGCCGCCGCGATAGCCGGAACATAAGCTGAGGTCTTCAGCGGGCGGTTTAAGATGGTATCAGGCTGACCTGCGGTCACCGAAGGTTGCCAGAGATACTGGCCGTTCCCGTCTTTCAGCTTGCGGATGGACTTTACGGTCGCGTCATTGGTGACGAATACGGCATTCTTGCGGTACGGCGATTTTAGGGAATAAAACAGGTCCATGATTTCATCGATAGTGATGGCGGTCGCGCTGGCAGTCGTGATTCCCACTCCGGCACCGCCGGTAGCATTGAAAATACCGGTAGGTTTTCCGGTTCCGTCGCCGACAAAGAAGGCTTCCTCCTCTTTCGCCCCAATGCGCCGGCCAAACTCCTTGGCAATGTATTGTTCCAGATTAAACACACTGTCGTTTAAGAGTTCCTCTGATACCTTGATCATCGTAGCCAGCTTGTAGGCTCCAATGGAAACCTGACCAAAGGTATCGTCCGACTCGGGGATCGCACCTTCTTCGTCCACCCAGGAAGCGGTTCCCTTGGTGGCGACTACCGGAATTTTACGATCCCCCGAGGAGGTGGTAATGATCGTAGCCAGTTGCCGGAAAATGTTTTCTTCCTGCAGGGCTTCCACCAGGGTGCGCTCAAATTCATCCGGCACCAGGTAGCCGCCTTCAGAGTCGGTTCCAGCTTGCAGGGCGTTTTGCACATCAAAGCTGTTTTTGTTCTTCATTGCTTTCCAGAAGGCCGCTTTGTATTCCCTCGAAGCCCGGCCGGTTTTTTCCGTTTCCTGGTGCTGGCTGGGTTTGTTCGTAATAGCGGTTGAGGTGGGCTTGGACAGTTCGAGATCCAGAACCGCTTGGCGTTCCAGGCGATCGATTTCCTTACCCAAGCTCACAACATCGGTTTCCATCTTTTCATAGGTGGCCGTATCTTCGGCAGACAGCAGACCGTTTTCATTGCGCCGGGAATCTAAAAAAGCTTTGGTGCTATCCCAAAGCTTGGCGCGCTTCTCGCGCAGTTCCAGTATTTTATTCATAGTGATTTCCTCCCTGTTTTTTATTTCAAGAGTTCAAGTCTAGTCAGCAGTTCTTTATGCGGCGTCCCCGCCAATGCAGCCTGCGGCTTCTCTTTTTCCCTGGGAAGCTTTCGTAAAAAAGCGTTGGTGACGGTTAGGCGGTCAAAAATAAAACCCTCTGCCGCGTCCTGTGCATCAGGCGCGTAGAGGATTTTATCGGCAAACCCCAGTTCCACCGCCTTTTGCGCGCTGAACCAGGTTTCCGCATCCATCATATTTGAAATTTTGCCGCGTGGCAGTCCAGTACGCTGTTCATAGGCGTTGATGATACTTTCCTTAACCTCGTTCAGTAGCTTAATGCCGCTTGCGAGATCAGCCGCTTCACCGAAGACAACCGTGGCTGGATTGTGGATCATCATCATGGCTACTGGCGACATCACGATTTCATCGCCGGCCATGGCGATCACGGATGCGGCGCTGGCCGCGATGCCGTCAATCTTGACGGTGACCTTGCCCTCATACTCCTTGAGCATGGTGTAGATCTGGCTGGCCGCAAATACATCCCCGCCCGGAGAATTGAGCCAAACTGCAATATCGCCGGTTGCTGTCGTAAGCTCGGCCTTGAATTTTCTTGGGGTGATGTCATCGTCAAACCAGCTGTCTTGGGCGATGTAGCCGTCAAAATACAAGGTGCGACCGTCCTCGTTTTTTACCCAGTTCCAAAATTTTTTCATTTGCTTCCCTCCATTCCCTTTGCATTCTTTTGGGCAAATGCCCCCGCGTCAGCCAGCTTGGTCATGTTGCCGTTGATGAGATACAAGTCTCCGCCCAATTCTGCTGGTATGCGGTTGAGATTTTCCAGTTCGCGAATGTCGTTGCTGGATAGCCAGCCGTTTTGCCTGCCCACGGCGTAGCCGTTCATCCGGCTCTGGTAGTCGCCGCGCAAAAGCCCGTCCACGTTGAATTTTACAAAGTACTGCCGCTTTTCACTTTCGCTGAACAAGGCTCGCTGCATGGCTTCTTCCCATCGCACCACCCACGGGTCCAGGGTGTACATGACAAATTCCAAGGACTGCTGCTCAATGTTGGAGAAGCTGGATTTCTCCAGATCGCCGATCATGTGGGGCGGAATGCGAAAGATACGGGCAATCTCGTTGATTTGGAATTTGCGAGTTTCCAAAAACTGCGCCTGCTCCGGCGGTATGCCGATGCTTTGAAACTTCATGCCTTCTTCGAGCACCGCCACCCGATGGGCGTTGCTGCTGCCCTGATATACAGCATTCCAGCTTTCCCGGATGCGCGCCGGGTCTTTGACCACGCCAGGATGCTCCAGCACTCCTCCAGGACTAGCTCCGTTGGCAAAAAACTTAGCACCGTATTCCTCCGTGGCGATAGCCATGCCGATAGCGTTTTTGGCCATAGCGATCGGCGAGTAGCCAATCAGGCCGTCAAAGCCTAGCCCTGGAATATGAAGGACTTCGTAATTGCGCAATAAAAATGTCTGTCCATCCTTTTCATACTGGTAGTACAAAATTCCCTGATCGTTCCGGTTGACCAACATTTTGTTTGGCAAGAGCGGGTACAATCCGACCACTCTGCCCCGCCCATCCCTAATGATCTGGGCATAGGCGTTGCCCCATAACAAAAGATGCCCCATCAGTGTTTCGCGAAACACGAATGAGGTCATCTCTGGGTTTGGCTCGCTGTGGAGCAGATAGTATATTGGATGGTCTATAGCTTTTTCTTTGCCGTTGGCTGTATAACGATACGTGTGCATCGGTAGCGAAGCGATGGTTTCCGCCAGGATTCTGACGCAGGCGTAAACCGCCGTGGTCTGCAGCGCCGTCCGCTCATTGACTGTCTTGCCGCTGGAGCTTGTGCCGAAGAAAAAGCTGTAGGCGCTACCCCAGAAGCTGTTTTGCGGGCTGGCTCTCGTTTGAAAAAATCTCGATAAAAAGGGGATTTTCATGATTCACCTCCTGAGAATGAATAAACAATTACAGAAACAAAATTCCTCTCCCGTCGTATACGCTGGTATCGCCTTTATTTCTTATTGAGCGGTCAAGCGCCATAATGGCGGCGACAATCCCGTCAATCTTTTCCACAGACTTTTCCTTGTCCGGCTTGAGGTTTCCGGCAGGGTCCTGGCGCATGACCACATTCTGCGCCATCCATTTGAGGACAGGATTTCCGCCGTGATTGATGCTGCCTTCCATCAGCAGCTTATAGAGTTCCTTGGATGGCGGAGACATATCCTTGTAGCCTTGTCCGAACGGAACAACCGTAAACCCCATATCCTCAAGGTTCTGCACCATCTGCGTGGCGTTCCAGCGGTCATAGGCAATTTCCTTGATGTGGTATTTCTCGCCCAACTCCTCTATAAATTTTTCAATGAAGCCGTAGTGAATGACGTTGCCTTCGGTGGTCTGAATATAGCCTTGCAGTTCCCACACATCGTAAAGCACATGGTCCCGGCGGCACCGCAGCTCCAAAGTATCCTTTGGCAACCAGAAGAACGGAAGCACGACATACTTCTCGTCCTCCGCGCGTGGCGGGAACACCAGGACGAAAGCGGTAATATCAGAGGTGCTTGAAAGGTCAAGCCCGCCGTAACACTCTCTGCCATGGAGCGAATCCATGTCGAGGGGAAGATCGCCCCGGCCATAGATATGCTCCGGAATCCAGCACACGGTCGCCGAGGTCCAGATATTTAAGCGGAGCTGTTTGAACACATTTTCTTCCGCAGGGTTTTCTAGCGCGTTTTTATAGGCTTCGCGGACACGCTCTATAGTGATGGTGTGGCCAAGGGACGGATTTGCCTTGTACCAGTTGTCTTCATCATTCCAATCGTCCTGCTCAGTCAGTCCATATACAACAGGGTAAAAAGTGTTGTCTTTTCTGCGACCTGCCTTGATGTCCAGCGCTTTGGCGTGCAATTCATAACAGATGCTGTTCTTGTCATTTCCTGCTGTGGTTATGATGAAGAACAGCGGCTGTTCGCGAGCATCGCCGGAACCTTTGGTCAGAACATCGTACAGCCTGCGATCCGGCTGAGCGTGAATTTCGTCAAAAACAAGCCCGGACACGTTAAGACCATGCTTGGTCCCGGTTTCCGCTGAAAGCACCTGATAAAACCCGGCATTGGAGTAGTTCACAATACGCTTAGTGGCGGCTGTAATCTTCGACCGTTTTAACAAAGCCGGCGACATCTGGACCATCTGCTTGGCCACGTCGAACACAATGGAAGCCTGCGATCTGTCGCAAGCGGCTCCGTACACTTCGGCGCTGGGTTCGTTGTCGGCATACAAAAGGTAAAGGGCAATGGCGGCTGCGAGTTCCGACTTGCCCTGTTTTTTCGGTATTTCGATATAGGCTGTAAGGAATTGCCGTTTGCCGTTCTCGCCGACGATGCCAAAAAGATCCCGGACGATCTGCTCCTGCCAGGGTAATAGCAGAAACTTTTTTCCCGCCCATTTTCCTTTGGTGTGGCAAAGATTTTCAATGAAAGCGACCGCCCTGTCAGCCTTCGCCTTGTCATAATGAGAAGTTGCAAGCATAAAAGGCGAAGGCGTGTATTGGTACGGCATCATTCACCGCCTCCCAGCAATTGCTCCATCTCATCGGCAGGGTCAACAGAACCTTCGCCCGCCGCAATTCTGCTCCGAGCCGAAGGCGTCAGGCCGAACTGTTCGCAGAATTTCAGCATGATCTTTAGGTTTGTCTGGGCAATGGACACCTGCGGCACCTGCTGCAGATAGCCGTTGGGAGTACGGATCATCGTACCGTGCTGAGTGATAAATTCTTCGGCTTCCTTCCAGCGGGCATACGCCTGGCAGTATCCCGCGAAGGCTGCCATATCCATTTCCGTCAGCAGACCCATCTGCTCTAAAATCTTGCCCATGCGTTTCCATTCTTTTTTTGCTTCATCTTCAAGCCAAGAAGGACAGCGCGGAGCTTTTTTATTAGGCTTGGGTTCGTTTTTGTTCAGCGGCCGCCTGCCCGGATTGCCTTCCAGTTCCTTAAGAACGGTCGGTTTTGGTTTTCTTCCTCTCTGCGCCATAAGCCCCTCACCTCCTCTCATCAGCTTTCATGGCATGAAAAAAAGACCTCCGAAGAAGCCTCGTGTCTAATTGTACGAGAAACAGCCCCCGCAAGGGCCGCATCTCAATATGCTATTTCAGTCTATCTTTTTGCACAAATCCTCGCCGTAGACCACGCTCAGGCTTCCGCCATTGTCCCAGGAAACCATAATGCTGCCAAGGTCGTCCACGCCGGTTACCGTCCCGCGAGTGCCAATGGGCGGTGCCTGTTCGTCATTCATACGCACAAGTTCAACTCTTGTGCTGACGAGATACTGTTTGCGCAGCCGCTCGACAATTTCTCTTTTAACAAACATCGCCAGCCTCCGCACACGGTTTTTGTTTTCTGGCCAACAAGCGTGCCTTATGCTTTTCCTCCTCTGCCGGAGTGCGGAAGGCGGCGCTGCCGGAAAGGCGGGATAGCAAGACTTTTCGTGTCTTTTTGAAAGCGTCGCCGCTCATGCCCAACCGAAGCAGCCAGGTTCGCATGGCGTATTTTGGATTGTCCTCTTGGGCGGGTTTGAAGGAAGAATACTTAAGTTTTTTAGCATTCTCATTCACGCAAGCCGCCAGGTCAAGAAAAGCCGCCATTTCGTCCGGTGTCGGATTATCTTTTAACAGCTTGATGGCCAGAGTATGCTTTTCAAAATTCATTTCCAGGCCAAGGGAACGCTGTGCCCCTACGTCAGTCCAAGCCGTTTTAAAGGAATCCATGTCTTCCATCGGCCTTTGATGCAAGTCCTCGGCCAAATTTGTGTCAATCAGTGGCTCCGTCAGGCCAAAGGCGCTGACAAGCAAGTGCTGCTTGCTTACGAGCATGTTGACCAAGTTCCGCAGGCTCGCCGCCGTATGGCCTTCCTGCGGCAATTCAACCGCATATTCCCCAATCTGCAGTTCACTTGGTTCGATTGACTCTGGCTCTTCAGTTGGCTCTGCTTTTGGCTGATTCAATAGCTCCTGGGCGGAAAACTCGCGCCCCTCCACATCTTTGATCAAGCCGTTGCGGTCGATTAGGAAGTTTCCCGCATCGCACTGGATTTCAAAGGCGCAACTTGGCACGCCAAGGTATTTGGCTTTGACTCCCCATTTTTCTTCTAGCGCCTGGACCAGTTCTTTTCTTGTCATTGTTCACACCCCGCTTCCCGAACCCACTTCAACGTGTTCACCAATTCTTCAATTTCGCCGGCCGAGTAGATCAGGCATTCGTCATTGTCCTTCGCCGTCGGAGCAAGCACCAAGTTGCCGCCCCATTTTCCAACGATTACATAACTTTGCTTTGAGTAGGTGGCTTTAAATCGGTCGCCTTTTTGAATTCTCATGGTTTTTCCCTCCCTGTGTTTTGGTAGTCTATATATCACTCTAAACACAGGAATTAGCAAGCAAAATGCGCAAATAAAATCAGCTTTTTAAATCAGGACAACAAAGAAACGGGCCTTTCCGCCCGCTCCTAATTGTTCTGTTTTTTTATTCCTCGATGGCTGTGTACCTTGGGTAATCATAGCCTTCGGTGTTCACCAAAATTCGCTCGCCCGTCTGGGCGTTTCTAACCCGAATGCACCGGATTTCCCCGGCTTGGTTCATCCCGCCGTCTTTTCCGCCAATCCAAGGCTGATCCTCCAGCAAGTCCTCGGCAAAATTCTTGAATTCCTCGTCACTGATTTCAATCTCTCTGAGCACCGTGTAGGCCGATCCGGAATGTTTTTCTTGTTTGGCCCGCCGGGTGGCGGCTTTTAGGGCTTCAAGGTTGGGTATTTTCCTGCCAAAATGCGCTTTCATGCTAAGCACCTCCTGTGTTTTTCGTTACACCATATATCACTCTAAACACAGATAATAGCAAGCTTTTTGGCAAATATACCCGCATATCTTTACGATTCCTGGCTCTCGGAGCGGTCATACACCATTTTCAGCTGCAGCAGGGAATATACAATTCGATCCAGCAGACGTTCGTCGCATTCGCTGACCGTAATGCCTTTGGCCAATGCCACATTGTGCTTGTCCACCAGCGTTTCAGCTACCAGAAACATGGCGGCGTAAGGGTCCTGAGCATACATGGACGGGTATAGCCGCTCGGCAGTCTGGCGGAAATTCCAGAAGAGATCGCCGCTCGCGCCATAGCCTTCATTTTTTCTGGCAAACAGCTTTTGAATTTCCTCGAACTTGTCTTGAATAAATAAAAGAAAATCTGTTTTTCGTGTTAGTTCCAAGGATTACACCTCCAACACTTCAGTATTTTCGTTTACTTTCCGGACTTCACCATAAGGAATTCGAATCCCGTCACGCAACAAAAAGGTGCTGGATGAATCACCGACGGCTTCAACAAAGCGGTTCACGATGACATCCGCAAATTTCTCATCCAGTTCAATTCCGTAGCAAATCCGTCCCGTCTGCTCGCAAGCAATCAGCGTGGAGCCGCTTCCCAGAAAAGGATCGAGCACAATGCAATTGCTCATGCTGGAATTCTGAACCGGGTACGCCATTAAAGCCACCGGCTTCATTGTCGGATGCTCCTTTGAAGATCTCGGGCGGTCATATTCCCAGACGGTGGTTTGCTTGCGATCGGAATACCACTGGTGCCTGCCGCCCTTCTTCCAGCCGAACAGACATGGCTCATGCTGCCACTGGTACGGAGAGCGACCAAGAACCAGCGCGTTTTTCTTCCAGATGCAGCACCCGGAAAGATAAAACCCGGCATCGGCAAAGGCTTTGCGGAAGTTAAACCCCTGGGTGTCTGCGTGGAAAACATAGATGGAAGCGTCGCTTTCCATGTTCTGCTCCATATTGACGAACGCCGCGAACAAGAACTTGTAAAAGTCGGCATCCGGCATATTGTCGTTTTTAATTTTCCCGGCGGTTTCCTCTACATTGACGTTATACGGCGGGTCGGTCACCACCAGATTGGCCTTGCCGCCATTCATGAGGGCAGTATACGTTTCTGGTAAAACAGCGTCGCCGCAAATAAGCCGGTGCCTGCCAAGTAGCCAGATATCGCCTTTTTGTGAAATGGTCGGCTTCTTTAAGGCTGCATCCACATCGAAATCGTCTTCCTTGATTTCCTTGTTGTGGACTTTTGAGAAAAGCTGTTCTATTTCCGGCGCTTCAAAGCCCGTAAAATCCGTATTGAAATTGGCCGTTTGCAAATCCACGATCAGATCGGCAAGAAGCTGTTCATTCCATGCTCCCGTTATTTTATTGAGGGCGATATTGAGAGCCTTGACCTTGTTCTCGTCCCTGATTTCAACGACTACGCATTGCACCTCGGTATATCCCAGGTCTTTCAGAACTGTCAGCCGTTGATGTCCGCCGATGACCGTCATGTCGTAGTTCACGATGATCGGTTCCACATAGCCAAATTCCAAAATAGAATTCTTGATCTTCTCGTATTCCTTGTCGCCGGCTTTCAGCTTTTTGCGCGGGTTGTATGCCGCCGGGTGAAGCTCCTCCACCGGCAATGACTTCCATTTCATTTCACTCATGCTTTTCCTCCTCATACTGGGCGGGACTTGCATACGGCTCTCTGCCTTCCTCCTCCCGCCAAAATCTGTCATGCACATAACATTCATGTCTGCAATATCTTCTGTTTTTGTTGCCGTATACGGTAAAATGCTGGCCGCAGTAAACGCAGGTCTTTTCATAAAAAGCCGCTTCCTTTTTACGCGACTCCTCCGGATGGGCGGCCCACCATTCCCGCCTGCATTTTTCCGAGCAGAATTTTCGCTTTCGGCCTATCGCCGACTGCAGGATGACTGTACCGCAGCATCCGCACGAGTCGCCTTGCTGCATCTGTTCTTTCAGGTTTACAACCACTTCTTCCGCATAACCGTCAAGCCCATGGCTTTTGCAGTAGTTGCGAACCACATCGCGGGAAAGTCCAAGAGTGGAAGCAATGGCTTTGTAGCCGACTCCTTGCATGCGAAAATTCCGTATCTGTTTTTCCTGGACACTCGTCATTGCTTCACATCCTTTTCGCAAAATCTTTGCATGGAAAAAGGCCGCAAAACCTTGCATTTGGGCAAGTGTTTTACAGCCTTAACCGTAACCATTCCGCGAAACTGCCGATGCATCCGTTGCTAATTTTCACTGGCGTTTTCGCTATTTCTTTCAAAATTTGCAGGTGTTCCAACGCTCCTCGGGTATCCCCCCTGCCTAATTCCGCGATTTTTCACGCGAAGGGGGGCGGCGGTCTGGGGGGGTAAAGGCCATAGAAATTTGACCCGCCCCTACCCTCGGTCCGCAGGCGCTTTCTCGCTTGACTGTTAGTAGTTATATTCCTGATGCTGATCCCTCGTCCGGGTTTTCCGGTCGTGGCATTTCTTGCAAAGCGGTTGCCAGTTCTTCTCCTCCCAGAACAGTACCGCATCTCCCCGGTGTGGCTTGATATGATCCACAACCGTTGCCGACGTCAGTTTTCCTGCCCGCTGGCACTCTGCGCAAAGAGGATGCCCTGCCAAGAACTGCTTTCTCGCCTTTTGCCAACGACTGCCGTAGCCGCGCTCAACGGCACCAGCCCTGTCACTGGTGTGCAGTTTGGCATGCTGGTCGCAGTAACGATCGTTCGTCAATCGCGGGCAACCGGGATGCTTACATGGCCGCTTAGGTTTTGTAGGCATGAACACTAGCCACCCTTACATAAAGAAAAGCCCTCAAAGCCTGCTGCTCCAAGGACTTTCTCATCTTGATTATTCTTCCATGATATAATCATACACCCTAAAAACACGCCAAAACGGACATTGGCGGACATTTTACAAATAATTTAGTTCCGCCGCTACGGAATACACGATGTACTGCTTCCAGCGCCGGACCGTCCGCTCATCCACACCCAGTTTGTCCGCTAGTCCGGAGGTCGTGTACCGGCTTTTCCAATACTCTTCCATGACCGCCTGTTTATCGTGACACAGACGCTGGTAGATTGTTTCAATCGCTTTTTGGGTTTTCTCCAACTCAACAATTTTTCGATCCATACTGATCCTGACAGCTTTACTCGCTGTACTGTTGCCAATGGCATTGCTCCGGCCTTCCTGTTTTTCCGGCGCTTCCAAGATAATGTCGTTTTTGATTCGGTTCAATTCCTTCAGGTTGTTTTTATACTGGCGAATTTCCTGCTCGACGTACTTGAACGTGTTCTTACTGAGTCGATGCTTTTTAATACAAACCGTCACATACTCTTCATGATCAATATTAAGACCATCACAAAGCGTCGCGCACCAAGCGGAATGGATGAAATGCTTGGCGTCACAGTGTTCGGCATCAAATTGCTTCAGCTTACACGTATCTTTAAATGAACACCACTCCGGGCAGCCTTGGTCGCCTGCATAATCTTCGCAAGCTTTCTTTAAAATGCTGGCGATAAGCCTTCTGGCTCCAGTATCATCTATGCTCATTTTTAACCCTCCCCAATTTCACATTTACTGCCCGAAGCAGCGCCGCCTGCCCCGTGTCTTTTTTTGCCAGTGCCACCACGACATTTTCATCGATCGTATCCTTAGCAACAATATGATGCACCACAACCGTTTCTTTTTGGCCCTGCCGCCAGAGCCGGGCATTGGTCTGCTGATAAAGCTCCAGACTCCACGTTAGGCTGAACCACACAAGGGTACATCCACCCGCTTGCAGATTTAAACCATGCCCCGCTGATGCCGGATGGATTAGCGCTACCGGGATCTTCCCCGCATTCCACCGACGAATTGAATCCTCACTATCTAGTTGCTCACCCGGAAACCGATCGAGTATCCGTTTCAGATCGTGTTTGAACCAGTAGGCGATTAGAACTGGCTTTCCGTTAGCCGCCTCGATAATATCTTCCAGTGCATCCAGCTTGCGGTTATGGATCTGAGCGACAACGCCGCTCTCATCGTAGATCGCACCGTTAGCCATCTGCAGCAGCTTGCCCGACAGCGCGGCAGCATTTACCGCATCAATATCCTTGCCATCAAGAGAAAGCACCATCTCGTCCTTCATGGTTTGGTAGTGCCGCCATTCATCTTCTGACAACCGCACTGATATTTCGTTCATCACCAGTTCTGGCATCTTCAAATAGTCGGTGTTCTTCATGCTGATCGTGATATCTGAAATCTGGCGGTAGATGGCTTCTTCCGCGCCGGGTTTTGGTTTATAGGAAAACACCATCTGTTGGTTTCGCTTGTCCGGTACAAAGTAAGCATCACGGTACTTACCAATAAACCGCCCCAGCCGCTGCCCCAAATCAAGCAGACGAAACTCGGCCCATAAGTCCATTAAGCCGTTCGCTGAAGGAGTGCCAGTAAGCCCGACAATGCGCTTCACCTTGGGCCGGACTTTCATCAGGCTTTTAAACCTTTTGGCCTGATGCGATTTGAACGAGGACAGCTCATCGACCACAACCATGTCAAAGTCGAAGGGCAATCCACTGTCCTGAATGAGCCACGGCAAATTTTCCCGGTTGATAAGATAGACCTGGACTTTATCTCTGAGCGCCAATTTCCGCTCGCTCTCTGTCCCCACAGCAATTGAATAAGCAAGACCCTTCAGGTGATCCCATTTTTCAATTTCTGAAGGCCAAGTATCTCTGGCAACTCTCAGCGGCGCTATAATAAGCACTTTACGAATTTGGAAGCTATCCAAGGTCAGATCAAAAATAGCGGTCAAAGCGATGACTGTTTTTCCAAGACCGCAATCGAGAAAAAGCGCTGCCGTCGGATGGTCGAGAATATAATCAATCGAATATTGTTGATACGCATGCGATGTAAAATTCATGTGGCATCACCTCCTCCCATCATCTTTATCATCAATGCAGGGATCTGCCCCTCATCGTCCAACACAAACACCTTACATCCCAAACACTTGAGCATTTCATGTCTTTTTACCTGCAACCGCCGCGGCTTGAGTCCTGGCGCTTTCACTTCTACAAAAGAAATCCACCCTTTTGGCAATATCACCAGTCGATCCGGCATTCCATCAAAACCAGGCGAAGTAAACTTTACCGCCAACCCACCAGCCCTCTTTACCGCCCGAACCAGCTTTTGTTCGATAACTTTTTCTCTCATCACTTTCTCCTTTTGTGCCGATCGTTGTGCCCAAGTGTTTTAAACTCTTTACGCGCGTATAGGCGTATTACGTGCCCATCCGTTCCTTCTTTTCTTTAATACCCACATATTCATATAAGAAACAAAGGCACAATCGGAACAGGCACAGCGCATTCCTTTTAAACTGGCGGTTTCGGCTTCTGCCGATTCGCCATGCCGAAGTTGTGCTGAATCACTCCGGCACGTCATAAACTCGGACAAAAATGCGTTGCGGGCCATACAGCGCCAGATTTTTCTTTCCCGTCTTGTTGCCGATAAATTTCGTCCAGCCGCCAATTCGATTCAGAATACCCTCAATTTCATAGGAATCGGATTTCTTAATGGCTTCACGGTTTTTGCCAAAACACTCGCACCAAATTTCCATAATGCAGACCTGCTCGCGCCGCACAGTACCGATGCGCACTTCACCACCAAACTCGCTACCACCAAGAAAGTTCCGTCTGGCATATAAATCCAGCTTGTCCCACTCCTCCGGCAGCAGCGCATCGAGGTACTCCGTCACCAGACCTTCGCGGTCGTCACTTTCAATCGCATCGCGCTGCTGGGTGATTGCTTCTTCCGCCAGACTGCCTTTCAGGAACAGTTCTTCACCCAAGCGATACCTCTCGATAGCCTCCGCCCAAATTTGGTCCACCTCCGCAAGGTCCCAGGCCCGATTTTTTCCCGCCCCGGTTACGCGAACAGGCCAAAAGCGCCGATTGCCGGTAATGTCACGCAAGAATCCGCCGTCGCTATTGGTAGTGCCAACGATGATGCAGGACCTGGGATGACTTTCCACCGTGACGCCATAGGACTGGCGATACTTGTCGTCCACTCGAGTGATAAAGGACTTCACAGTTTCCACGTCCAGTTTTTTGATGCCAGCCAGTTCGCCAAGTTCCAAGATCCAGTAACCCTGGAGCTTCTCCGGTGCCGTCTTATCTTTCATATCAGAAATTGCGAGTGAATCCGAGTACCATTTCCCACCGAGACGGGAGAAAAACGTGGACTTGCCGATCCCTTGCGCCCCGTTTAGCACTAGAATCGAATCGAACTTTATTCCTGGTCGGTATATCCGAGCAACCGCCGCTACAAGGGTTTTGCGTGTCACCGCCCGGACATAAGGCGTGTCCTCTGCACCAAGATAGTCGATAAGCAAGGTGTCGAGACGCTCCTTGCCGTCCCACTGGAGTGAACCAAGATATTCTTTGATCGGGTGATACAGACGTTCCGCTGACACCACGCCCAGCAAAGCGTCCTTGAACTTAGCTGGAGACCAGATGCCGTAATTGCGTTCAAAGTACAATTTTGCGCAGGCAATATCCGTATCGCTCCAGCCCGGTTTCACCTGCGGCCACGGCAACTCGCCGACCACATCAATCATGCTTTTGAACTGGTTGAATACAATGGGCTTAAGTGCCGGATCACAGCGCAGGATGATGGAAATATTGGTCAGCGTATCCTTGACCTCACCCGACTTCTCCAGTTCCAGTTGGTTTTGCCAGTTTTTCTCATCTGCAAAATCCATCTCTGCTTGCACCCGGCGTTCTTCGGAAAGCTGTGCCTTAACCCGCTCATCCTTGACGGCGAAATCGGCCATGGCCTTGAACGAAGCCTTCTCCTCAAGATCGCCAAATTTGTGAAGCCGCACCAAGTCAAATGCGTTTAAGAGCTTCCCGCAAATTGGGTCAGTGGCATGGTGACTGTAAGCGAATTTATCATCGTAGATAACCACGCCGGCGCTACTGTCAGCTGGCTTATAATCAAACCTGCCTGGCATAACGGATGGTTCATAGATATCTGCAAG